ATAGTCACAAACCACACTTACGATGTTATCGGATCTTATGTCCCAACTAAAGAAATGGGAGGAGGCAGTGGCCTCAAGTATGCCTCGTCTACAATCATTTATCTCACTAAAAAAAAGGAAAAGGATAAGACAGAAGTTGTTGGAAACATTATTAAAGCTAAGACGGCTAAAAGTAGACTCTCAAAAGAAAATCAACAAGTAGAGATAAGACTCTATTATGATGAGAGAGGTCTTGACAGATACTATGGTCTTCTTGATTTAGGAGAACTTGGCGGTATGTGGAAGAATGTTGCCGGTAGATATGAGATAGATGGTAAGAAAATATATGCAAAACAGATATATTCAGAACCAGAAAAGTACTTTACACCAGAAGTATTGGAAAAGTTAGACCAAATTTCAAAAGATACATTCTCATATGGAACGAATTGAAACAACGATTCTTCGGAATCTTGTACATAATGAAGACTATGCTCGTAAAACAATCCCTTTTATACAGTCTGATTTCTTTGAAGAGAGAAGTGAAAAGATAATATTTGATGAGATTGTTTCGTTTATCACAAAGTATGATTCATGTGTAACTACGGAAGCACTAAATATTGAGGTTGAAAACAGAACAGACTTAACAGCAGAAGAAGTTAATAACATTGATATTATCAGTAAAGAGTTGAATAACTCCCCTGTGGATAATCAGTGGTTATTAGATGTGACTGAGAAGTGGTGTCGCGATCGTGCGATATATCTTGCTTTGATGGAATCAATTCATATTGCTGATGGTGACGATGAGGAAAGAAATCGTGATGCGATTCCTTCAATCCTTTCTGATGCACTTTCTGTTTCTTTTGATAACAACATAGGACACGATTACATACAAAACTCTGATGACAGATACGAGTACTACCATAGAACGGAAGACAAGATACCCTTTGATCTCGAATACTTTAACAAAATTACCAAAGGTGGTTTACCTAATAAGACTCTTAACATCGCGCTGGCTGGTACAGGTGTCGGGAAGTCTTTATTCATGTGCCACTTTGCTAGCTCCGTGCTGCTCCAAGGGAGGAATGTACTCTATATTACAATGGAAATGGCAGAAGAGAAAATTGCTGAACGAATTGACGCAAACTTACTGAACACTCCAATCCAGAATCTGACTGATTTACCTAAACCAATGTTTGATAAGAAGGTTACAAGCATTGCAAAGAAGACTCAAGGTCAGTTAATAATTAAAGAATATCCAACTGCTGCTGCACATTCAGGACATTTTAAAGCATTGCTTAATGAATTGGCATTGAAAAAATCATTTAAACCTGATATAATATTCATAGATTACTTAAATATTTGTGCCTCATCAAGATACCGTGCTAACACAGCAGTCAACTCCTACTCCTACATCAAAGCAATCGCGGAAGAACTTCGTGGTCTCGCTGTTGAAGCGAATGTTCCGATACTTAGTGCAACACAGACGACTCGTAGCGGGTTTGCTTCTTCTGATGTTGATCTCACCGATACCAGTGAGTCCTTTGGTCTTCCTGCTACTGCTGATCTTATGTTTGCCCTCATCTCAACGGAAGAACTCGAAGGGTTAAACCAGATCATGGTCAAACAACTCAAGAATCGATACAATGATCCTACAATATACAAAAGATTTATCGTAGGTATTGATCGTGCAAAGATGAGATTATATGACTGTGAACAGAAGGCACAGGAAGATGTGCTTGACTCTGGAACCAAAGAGGAGTATACTGAAGAAAAGGTTCCTAAAAAAACTTTTGCCGAATTTAAATTTTAATTATGTCTGGAGACTACAACACACACAACGAACAGCAACCAAATATAAACTATACCGATAAACAAGTTGACCTCAATAAGTACGCTATATTCGTGGATGGTGTCACATCCGATCCCAGTAAAGATTATAAATCTTTTCTTGAGAGTCTTAGTACCCTTGACGGAAAGGGTGCCAATATTCACAGGCTTCTTACTGCTGCTGTTGGGATTAGTGCTGAAGGTGGTGAGTTTATGGAGATCGTTAAGAAAGTTATTTTCCAAGGAAAGCCATGGAACGAAGACAATCACGATCATCTTGTTATTGAACTCGGTGATGTTATGTGGTATGTAATGCAAGCATGCGCAGCACTCAATGTTTCACTTGATGATGTGATAAAAGGTAATGTAAATAAGTTAAAGAAGAGGTATCCCGGTGGAGACTTCGATGTCCATTACTCAGAAAATCGTTCTCTTGACGATAGATAAAGCAAACATTAAATTTATAATATACAATGACAACCCCTAAGATGTACTTAGACTTAGAACTAAAAAATCAAAAACAAAAAGACATGATCACTGTATACGAAGAACACATTGAAACTTTAGAAAAAGAAAACAAAAGTTTAAATGCACAGATATTATTTTTAAAAGAACAACTAAATTATAAAACTTTTGGAAAACCATGCTATAATGAAGAGGTAAAAGATAAATAGTTGGAGTAACTTAAAAATCATGAGAGATCAATTAATCAAAGCACTTCTAGCTCATGCACAAGGAGATATCCAAAAACATGTAGCAAATGTAGAAGTATATCTTACTAACCCAGTAGGTATAGGTGAACACTCTAATATTGTGGAAGCAATAGAAGAAGAATTGAATATGATCGCTAAGTATGAAGATCAAGTTGAAGTAATAAAGAAGTACTTTAAAAAGTAATGTCTAATTTGTCTAAAGCGGAAATAGCAAAAGGCACAAGAGATGAAACCTTCGTCAAAAAGTTTTTTGAGATGGATCATCATATGAATCTTTTTACTGTTAAAAGAAAGAATGGTAAACCAAAGGAAGGTATCTTTATACCTTCATACATGGTCTTTAAGATAGACGGTGATGAAGTGGTATCATATAAAACGGATCAATCTGGTGATTATGCAGAAGTACTTGCAAGAGTAAATGAAAATATTAATTTACCAACAGCAAGAAATGCAATACTTCTTGTTGGCAAATTTCAAAATGATAATACTGTTGCAACTCTTGGATTAGGTGATTTAGAAAAGACACCTGAATTTGGTGGCCAAGGTGGTGGTAATAGGGGAAATAAGTATGAAGATGAATTTTTAAAAAGTCTTGAATGTGAGATAAATTGTATATGCGAACATACGAAGTATGAAGACCAAGCAAAAGAATTAATTGCACTTATCAATAAAGACCAAAAGATAAAGGGAGGTATTTCTCAGGCAATTAAAGTTGGTGGAGCAAATAAACCTAGACCGTTAAACTATGCATCTGGAGGTCTATATGTAACAGCAGGTGGTAAAAAAACTAAAGATATTGGAAGCACAGTCTCAGATATTACAACTACTTTTGGAGGTAACAAAGAGATATATCTATCTTGTAAGTTTGGAGACACCCTTACATTCATTAACTCAGGTGTAAAAACAATTTTTAAGGATAATGATTATAAAAATTATTTCAAAGGATATAAAAATAATATCGGAGATGCACTATTCAAACTTTTTGATATTGATAAGATAGAATTTGCTAGAATTTTTAATATGTATGGTAAAGGGTATAAAGGTAAAAAAGTAGATGTTACTAGAACATGTCAATCATCAAAGATAGAGGACTTACTACAATATGCAATTGGTTATGGTTACTATATGGTTCATCAGAGTGGCCCTAAATTTACTGCTTTTGAGATGACTAAACAAAAAATGAAACAAGCATCTACACTTACAGGTAAAGTTATTCTACATTATGGCAGACAAAGAGGAACTGGAAAAGGTTTAGATATAACATGCGAAAGTAGTGAATATAATTTTATGTTTAATATTAGAAACAAACAGACTGGGTTGTATCCAACTCATATTATGTGTGACTACAAAAAGAAATGATTAACATTGACGAACTGATTAGATCCTTTGAATCTAAATCAAAAAATAAGAAAGAAAGATTCAGTGATTTTTTATATTTCTGTTTCCATTCTTTTGATAAAGTTATTGAAAATAAAAAGCACAAACGCTACAAGGATAAATATATTGTAACAAGAGAAAAATTAATTAATTATTTGATCGTAAATGAAAAGACGATCACTCTGAAACTTTCAAGATGAAATCACTTTTTCAATTTTTATCAGAATCAAATGCTGTCCAACAGGCCACAAGAATGGGTCTGAAGGGTGATGGTCATGGAGGATGGTACGATAAAAAGGGAGAGTTTGTAGCAAAGACAGATAAAGGACAACTTAAGTTTTATAATAAAAGACAGAAAGTAGGTGAGCAAGATCCACCACAGTCAGATAAAGAGAAGAGATTATCAGTAGCAACATCTGCCGAACCTGCAGCAGAACCAACAATGACAATGCAACCCCCAGAGGTCAAGAAGACGAAAGGAACTCTGACGATTGCATTTGGTCGTTTTAATCCACCAACAACAGGTCATGAGAAATTATTAGATACTGTAGCATCATCTTCTGATGATAATGACTATATGATTGTTCCTTCAAGAACTCAGGATAAGAAGAAGAATCCATTAGATGCTGATACAAAGGTATCTGTAATGCAGAAGATGTTTCCAAAGCATAAGGATAAGATTGTAAATGATAAAGCAAATCGAACTATCTTTGATGTATTAAAGAAGGCACATACTGATGGATATGCAAATGTTCGTATACTTGGTGGAGCAGATCGTGTTAAAGAGTTTGAGAAGTTGACAGGTAATTATAATGGTAAGTTATATCAGTTTGATAAATTAGAAATTAAATCTGCTGGTGATCGTGATCCAGATTCAGATGATGTAACAGGAATGTCTGCATCAAAGCAGAGAAAGGCAGCTGCTGAAGGAGACATTAAAACCTTTATGAAAGGTGTACCCAAATCACTTAATCAAAAGGATGCAGAAGAATTATTCAAGAAGATAAGAACTGCAATGAATGTTAAAGAAGGTTTTAACATGTGGGAGATTGCACCTAAGTTTGATTGGAAAGGTCTTCGTGATAATTATGTACAAGAAAAGATATATCGTGTTGGGCATTTAGTAGAGAATATGAATAATGGATTAGTTGGTCGTATCATTCGTCGTGGTGCAAATCATTTAATCTGTGTGACTGAGGAGAACTTTATGTTTAAATCATGGATAAAAGATGTGTCGGAAGCAGTCGTAAATGGTACAACAAAGTCTGGTGTTCCAGCAAATCAACGCGAAGTTGGCACTGATGCACACCGTAAATACGCAGAAACTATGGTTCCCGGAAGTAGTTACGGACGACACTTTATAAATAAATATAGAAAAAAATCCAAATAATAAATTAATGGACAAACCAGTGGCAGCTCCTGCAGTTGGAGCGAAGGAAAAAATCGATAAACAAGCAAGACAACTTGCATACGATACACGCTATAAAGTTAAGCAAAGTATGAAAGCAAAGTCAGGTGGTCGTGTGGATCCTGCTGCAATGAGAAAGGCATTTATATCGCAACTTGCAAAGTCACCTTCTGCACCTGCAATCAAAGCAAGAGCAAAACAAATGCTTATGGGTGAAGGATATATTGATGTAAAGGATTTAGTTAAAGATCATACTGCAAACGCATTATATAAAGTATTTGTTGAGCATCATCAGAAAGATAAGGATGGTAATACAATTCCACATGAAGATGAAGAGATATCTGAAGAGAAGACTGATGAGAAAACATATAAGGTAAGGGTCACTGATAAGAAGACTGGTAATTCATATGTAAGAATGGCAAGTCGTGCAAAGATTGCTGATCTTCGTAGTAATCCAAATATATCATCTGTAGAGATGACATCATATGGTGAACCAACAAAGTCTGAGAAGTATAAGGGTAAGTCAACTGCAAAAGCAAAGCAAGGTTTAGATCCAGTTGGAAAAGAAGATGGTGATGTAGACAATGATGGTGATAAGGATAAGAGTGATAAGTATCTTATGAAGCGTCGTAAGGCTATTGGTAAAGCAATTGCTGCGAGTGAAGATAAAGTCTGGCTTGATTTTAAAGGTCTTGTTGAAAAGAAAGAAACAGAAGACAAGAAAATTACAGGTGATGGAGTTAACAACAAGAAACTTATTAAAGTTTTCCCTGATGAAGTAAGAGAGGAGATGGAAACAAAACCAGATCCTGCATTAGCATCAAAGGAAAAGAAAGCAAACATGGCGAAGAAGCAAGTTCTTATGAAGAAACTTCAAGCAGTTCGCATGGGTGCTGGTAGTGATATTCAGGCATCTAAAGAAGTTAAAGGTAAAGTTATTAATGAGATGGAAGATGAAGTGAAACCAGAAATGGATACTAAACCTAAGTCTAAGAAGGAAAAGAAAGAGGAAGATGATCCAAGATCAATGCCAACAAAGGTTAACTTGGCAAAGAATAAGTTAAGAGCAATGGGTCTTAACATGGGTTATGAGCATGATAAAGGTCTTGTTGATGCTTATAATAAAATATATGACAACACTGATGAAAAGAATGTTGATGAAGCGATGTCCTCTTATGATAGAAACAGAAAAGCAGCAGCAAAAAGAGCAGCAGATAGAAATGCTTTGAGAAGATCAGGTAAGATGGGTGGTAGAATGGAGAGAGAAACTTACACAAGTGAAGGTGGAGCAAGAATGCACTACAAAGGATATAAAGCAAGAGAAGGTGAGTAACCGATGAAAACTTTTAAAGAATTCATAAATGAAGAAGGTTATGATCGTCTAAGAGATCAAGGAAGGGTAAGACCATCCAAGGATAAGAAAGATGCGACTACCATGCCACCAAGTAAAGAAATGAGAAAGACCCAGAAGGTAAATAAAGGCCCTTCTGCACTTGAACTTGTTAAAAGAGATATTAAAAACAAGCAGGGCAAAGGTGCCATTATGGGTAATAACTAATGCCCGCTTTATCAAAGAAGCAACAAAAATTTTTTGGAATAGTTCGCGCCATTCAAAAAGGCGAACAAGCACCAACTACACCTGAGACTGCAAAAGCAGCCGCAGATATGAAGAAAACCGATGTAAAGAAGTTTGCATCAACAAAGCACAAAGGTTTACCTGAAAAGAAAGTCACTACAGAAGAAATTAAGTTAAACCGTAAGATTTCATTCCCCCAAATGCAAGAGCGTATAAGGGATGCGAAGGAAAGAGCAAGAGCAAAAAAGAAAGAAAAAGATCAACTTTCTATGGACTCCAAGAGACACGGAGTTAAATTCTACGACAAGAAAGGATCTGGCAGAATTAAACAAGGCAAAAAAATATACGATTGATTATATATAGAGTGAGTTCAATATAATACAATGCTCTCTTTTTTACTACCATTCGCATCAAAAATTATTAAAGATGCTGTCGATAAGATCCCAGAAGACTCAGAACTGGGAGAGAAACTTATTGACTTATGCCTCGTTATTCTTGGAAAAGCAGTTAAGCTTACTAAGACTGACATGGACGATAAACTCCTTGAGACAGTTACTGCGGCTATCAAAGCAAGGTAAAGACCTGTATTTTTTATAAATATCTTTATAAAGATTATAGGTACAACACATGTCTCTTTGGGGAGCAAGTGACTCAGATGAGTCAAAACCTAAGAATTTGAC